CCACCGAGGCCTCCCACAGCTCCGCTTCCTTGATCAGGCGGATCGTGCGGCCGTCGCGCTCCTCGAAGGCCGCGACGATCGTCGTGTAGCCGATGGACATGCTGTCCAGCGTGCCGTCCTTCATCAGCTCGTACGCATCGCGCGCATAGCTGACATTGAGGTTCACCTTTCCCCTGACCCACAGGCCGCGCTCGTCCTGCTTGAACTCGGCGTTGCCGAGCAGCTGGCGCAGGTTGTGGTGCAGGGCCAGCTTCAGGCGGCCGTTGCGGCCCGTGCGCACCTTGGTGAAGGCGCGCGGCAGGATGATGTCGTCGCCGTGGTCCACGTTGTTGAAGACGGCGGCGTAGCCCTCGAAGTTGCCCTCGCCGTCGGCGGCCTTCACCTCGAAAGGCGCGTCAATTTTGCTGAGCATTTGCCTGCATCTCCCACCGGGTGACCCGGTCGTATTCAGCGCCTTCCAGCGCAGGAAGGTTCTCGCGCCGGCGCACTTCGTTGGTGCTCATCCACCCCGAGCCGCCCGAGCCGCCCAGCGAGGCCTGGTAGTACGCCGCGCGGCCAGCGCTGTCGGCGCGCAGCAGACCCTCCATGACGAACTCGAGGAACCGAGCAGCGTTGATATCGAACAGCTTCAGGTTCATCTCGTCCTCGATCGCCAGGGTGTACGGGCTCAGGCCGAACGTGATGAAGTTCGTGGTTTGCTGCTCCACGTTGGATCCGACGATCGATGTTTTGCTTGCTCGGTTGGCCAGGTGCAGCGGCACCCCGTAGATGCCAGCCATCGCCTCTTCCTGGAACTGCTGGCTCTCGATGAACTGCGCATCTTTCTGGCTGAGCCCAGCCGGTACGATGCTTGGCCCGCCTTGCAGTACGGCCATCTTGCCGATGTCGTCTGTGTCGCCACGGCGCACGTCCGGGAAGCGCCGCATGATTTGCTCTTGCTGCTTCTCGGTCAGGAATTCCTTGTAGACCACGTACCCGCCGGCGAACCCGCCCTTGCGCATGAAGCGCGCAGACCAGGACTGGCCAGCTTTGGCGAGCCCCATGGTCTCAGCCATGTGCTCCACCGGGGACAGGCCCGTGATGCCGTCCATGCTGAACAGCTTGAAATGCAGCATGTTCTCGGGCGAAACCGGGAACCGATCGCCGTTGAGCGTGACCCAGTACGTGAGGTCGCCATCCTCGGTGTCGATCTGGACGTCGTCCGCGCTCACCAGGATCGTTCCAATCCAGTCGCCGCCTCTGTCCCGCTGGATAATTGCGTACGCGTTGCCGCGCAGCGCCATGTTCACGATCACCGCCTTCAGGAACGTGAGCATCGACATGTGCGGGCCTGGCCGGCGCAACAGGCGCTTCAACCGGCCATCCGGCGCGATCATGGTGCGCTTGCCGGTAGAGTCGTCATACAGCTTCAGCGGCAGCCCCGCGCCAGACTCGCTGAGCACCTTCACGCACGACCACACCATCGGGATCGTCATCGCCTTGGTTGGCGTGATGGTCTCGCCGGCCTTCGTGGCCTTGCCGCCGGCCATCATGTCGACCTCCACGTAATCCCCCGACTTAGGGTCCGTGTAGCCGAACATGCGCCACGACAGCGGGTTGTACCAACGTCCCATGTTTACCCGCCTATCAAATCGAAGAAGCCGCGTTCGAGGTAGTCATCCATACCCGTCTGGGCCTGCGGGTTCAGCGCCATCAGGTGCGCTGCGTCGAGCATGGCCATGACCGGATCGATTTTCGCGGTGCCGCTGACCTGCTTCGTGATGAGGATCGAATTGGCTCGTTGCTCCACTCGCGCGTTGCTCACACTCCAAGCCATCAGCGATTGCGCCCCGTGCACGAAGGAGCCCTCGGCCAGCTTGCGCTCAAGCATCTTGATCGTGCCGCCAAGCCGGTACCCCTGGCTTACTCCGGTCAGCAGCTCTTCGAGAATGCCGGCGTCAGCGAACGGCTCCTCGAAGTTGATGCCCACCTGGTCCATGCCGATGGCGTTCTTCTCGGGAAACAGCCCGCGCTGCTGGATGGCCGCAAGGATGGCGGCCAGCTCTGCCACGTCCTCGCCAATCCGCTTGACCAGCACGAGGTCACCGTCATTTGCGAAGTCCTGCAGGCGCGGGGCAATCTCCTGGCGACGCTGCAACACCGATGGGTGCGCCCATGCCCTGCCCCAGTGCAGCCAGCGCGCCGTCTCACGCTCTCTTCCGATGATGCCGAGGCCAAGAAGGTCATCCAGGCCGCCGCCATCCACTCCGGCCGTCACCACGTCACTGCGCTGGAGAAGCGCCTCGAGTGTCAGCCCCTTCTCGCCTCGATCCGCCCAATGATCTGCACCCGACCAGCGGTCGGACCGCAGGTTCATGCCGATCTCGATGTTGAGATGCTTGGCCAGGAACTGCTGGAAGGCCCCGTCTGTGCGCGCCTGCAAGAGCCTCAGTTGGTCGCCCAACCACTCAGCACTGACCGAACGCCCGATGTTCGGGTTGGTGATGTAGAAGTTCTCCGGCAGCAGGTACGCCTTCGCCTGGACCATGTCGTCCGGGAATTCATAAAGCACACCCAACGTCTTCGGATCGTGCACCTCGCCGTCGCGCACCTTGCGCCAGTACGCCAGCTTTTCCTTGAACACTCCGGCGGGCGGGTCGTCCGACTGCGTGGTGAGGTAGATCACCCACCCTTCGTCGCGCGATATCTGTCCGCCCAATGCCTCCAGGAACATAGCTACCGCGTTCGCGCGCTTGCCGAAGAGCCATAGCTCGTCGACCAAGATCCGGCCGGCTTTCTTGCCTGACACCGTGTCGGTATCTGCCGCCACCACCTTCAGGCTGTTGCGGCTCACGCGGTGCGTGATCGTCCGGATGTGGTCCTGGATGTGGAACATCGCGGACAGCTCTTCATCAGCTCGCACCATCGCCGCGGCCGGCTTGAAGCTGTTGTCGGCCACCTCCTTGGTGGGCGCCAAGATCAGGTGCTCTTCCTCACGCCGCCAGCAGATGATCACCGCCGTGAGCATGATCCCTGCGGCGATTGTGGACTTCGTGTTCTTCTTGCTGATCAGCAGGCCATACTCGCGGATCAGCTGCTTGCCGGTGTCCTGGTCATAAGCCCCGAAGATCGCGCGCACAAAGTCGAAGACCCACTCTTCCGAGCATTCGCCGAAGGTAGGCGGGCGCCACTTGTCCAGCGCCTCGTCGTAGACCGGCGCCAAGTCAACCACGTGCAGCTGCTTGAAGATCCCCAGCGCGTACTCGGCGTAGTCCGGGAAGATCGGCGGCGGGATGATGGACTCGCGCGCCCGCAACCGCGCCGGCCAGTCAGCGCATGCCGTCGTCCATTCCATGGGTTACTTCCCGCCGACCGATCGCAGGTGCGTGGGCGGCGGCGGTGCGCCGAACTTGCCGCCGACTTTGCCCGCGGCTTCCCTCTCCTTGTCCTTCTTACCCTGCTCAGCGATCTTGCCGTGCTGGTATGGCATCAGCGTTTTCGCGGCGTCAACGCGCAGCTTGGGATCCTGTCGCGGATCATTCATGACCGCCTTGAGGAAATCCTGCGGGTCGCTGTACAGCTTGCCCAGGTCGGGCAAGCTGACCTGCACCCCTTTGGCCGCAGCATCCGACTTCACTGCTTCGACGTGCTGAGCACGTGACAGCTCTGCCAGCACGTCGGCATCTTTGGCGAGACGTGAGCCCGCCTGCGCGGCTGTCTTCTCGCTGTAGCCGGCGGCGATTGCCGCAGCCTTGTTCGTGGCGCCACCCCGCAAAGCGGCGGCGAAGCGGCGCTTTTTGTCGGTGAGGGCCATTTAACAAATCCGTTAACACCCCTATGAAGGGGGAAATTTTCCGCGCGTGCGGAACCGGGCGGTTTCCGGGCCCCGGGCACGTCAGTTTTCGATGCCCCCCCCCGGGTCAGTGCCCGGTCAGGGCCGGGGCTGTGACGACACTAGAGGCCGCGGGAGCGGCGATCCCCGGTGCTCCGACCTCATGCCTCGCCTGCCGTCTTCACGGCGTGGCACCCGGTCTTGACGCCTCGGCTGTCACGCTCGACGCACAGGACTTGGCAGTTGTCATCCGTGTCGGCACCGCCATCAGCCAACCGCACCGTGTGATCCAGTTCGAAGCCGTGGGGAAACAGGGTGAATCGACCGCATGCGGCACAGTGCGGCCCGGCTGTCCAAATGCGCAGACGCCTGTCCTGCAGCTTGCGGCCCGTCATGCGCACCTCGCGCGTGGTGACGCCCTTCAGCCGGGTCGGCGCCAGCGCCAACTTCGGCTTGAGCGTCCCGAGGCGTGCCATCTCAATCGGCCTTGGCCTGGAACTGCACTTTCGCACCAGGCGGCACGATCACGGGCGCATTGCCAGTGGCGGCGAGCAGCTGCGAGGTCAGAGCACCCAGCGCGGACGCGGGCGGCCATTCGGTGAGGGTGACGACTGCCACCTTGCCGGCGACCGCGAGCTGCTTGACGCTCTCAACCTCGGCACGACTGGTCGCGTCATCGGTCTTCGTGCTGGCCGTAGCCTTCGGTGCGGTCATGGCGATCTCCAATGCAAAGCGCCCCGGCTCCTTTCGGGGTCGGGGCGCTGAGGGTGGTGCTGGGCTCGGGTCTGGAGACTCGGCGTGTCCCGGCCAGGATCACGTTCAACCACGCGAATGCGGGTAAGTCCCCAGGCCGGAGCCCAGGCTACAAACAGCCCCTGCGTTCTCTCGCGCGGGGCTTCGGATTCTAAAGACGCAACTGTGGACGCAGAATTGTCCCACCCAGCGTCCCAGATTCCAA